TTACCAACTGGCAAAGTACCAATTAAAGATAATGCTTGTGCTGTTGTGGCTGCTGTAAATGCAGAAGTTCCATTGCCATAAGCAAATCCTGTTAATGTCGCGACTCCTGTACCACCATAAGCAACGCCAATAGTTCCCACATCACCAGAGCCAAGTAGTGAAACCCCACCAACTGTTTTAATGTTTGTACCGCTTACTAATGTGGCTTGTTTGCCGTTAAAAGTTGTCCAATCGGTACTTGTTAAGTAACCATTAACTGAAGTCGTGGCAGCAGCCATGCTAATAACTGGAGTATTTCCACCGCTAGATACTACAGGCGCAGTACCAGTTACGCTTGTAACTGTGCCGGTGGTTGGGGTTGTCCAAATGGGTACACCAGCACCGGCTGAAGTTAATACTTGACCAGATGTGCCTACAGCACTATAAGCGTGTGCAGTACCTGTACCATATCCAACGCCACCAGCCGTAGGCGTAGCAGTTGAATTAGTGCCACCATAAGCAATGCCAAGAGCATTAGTTAGATTTAGATTAGCAACCGCTAAAGTTCCTGTACTTGGAACAAAAGACAATTTAGTAGAACTTGTTGTAGCCGGTAAATTTCCAGTTGTATTCGATACAATCATTGGATACCAAGTTGCTATAGAACTTGTATTGTCTGTAATGCCAATATTTGTTGCGTTTGTTGCAGTTGTAGCAGTTGTAGCAGTTGAGGCATTGCCTGTTAATGCTCCTACAAAAGTAGTAGAAGTTACAGAAGTTAATCCAGCAATAGTTGTAGTGGTGCTTCCAAGGCTAATAGAGGTGCTTCCTAGCGTAAAACTAGAATTAGTAAGGGCAGAGTTAGGGATATTGGTTAGCCCTGCTCCTGACCCGCTAAATACTGTTGAAATCAATGTCCCAGTTGAAGGAACATATTGCAATTTAGTAGATGAAGTATCTACTGTATTGGTTGAACCGCTTGTTGCGCTATAAAACAATGGGTAAAACGTACTAGAGCTAGAAGTTTGGTCAACAATCGTTACTGAAGTAGCTACGCTTGACCATGAAGGAGCAGAAGTGCCATTAGATACTAAAAACTGACCTGAAATACCATTAGGAACAAAGCCTGTAGTATTTGCGCTAGTTTGATAAAGTAATTGACTAGATGCGCCACCAGCTATGTTATTAGCTTCCGATGCCGTACCATTTAAAAATCCATCAAAAAATGGTGCTGAAAGTTCACCAGTTCCAGGGTTAAATTTATAAACAGATGAAGTAACTGAAAGAGTTGTTACTTGACCTGTATTTACAGCAGTAAAAGTAGGATAAAAAGTACCAGAAACAGAAGTATTGATAATCCCAATACTTTCTGTTGCTGATACTACAAAAGGCTGACCTTGCCCAATAAACGTATTAAAACTACCATCAAGATTAAAATAGGCTTGAACTGGCAGTATGTTTTGGTCTACTGTTGAGGAAGGGCCAACCATGTATTGCCTTTAATAAGCTAAAGCGTTAATTAAAATTACATCCCCAGCAGACATATTTGCAGCAGCACCAGTTGTTACTGAATAGCTTGTAAATGTAACTGAGGTTGCTGAACTAGCTGTTAGTTGCAAAAATAAAGTGCTACCATTTGTTACATCAGCAGCAAATGCAAACCATCCATTTACAGCAGTTGGCAAAGTAATTGAACCACTAGCTGCGCCACCAGTACCTACTACAACTTTAAACACCATTGTATTTGTTGCTGTAATAGTAGGACTTGTACCAAATCCACTACCAATGGTAGGCAAAGCAGTAGAGGTAGCAATTAAATTACCACCCATTTGAAATACCGATGGATTAATAGTATCGCCAGTTAAAGGAGGGCTAAAAAAAGTTCCACCAGGGCCTACTAAACCTAAACATACACCAGCCGTATTAAACTGCGCTTGAACAGGAACTGTTTGAACTGTAACTGTTGAAGCTACTTGATTTGAGCTCATTATGCAATCCCTTCACCAGGTGTAATTTCTGCACTAGAAGCTGCACTAGATAAAAACCAAGCATTAGGTGGAATACCGCTAAATACAGCTACACCATTAGCAGGAATATATAAGGTGTTAGCAGAAGGAACAGTCAAAGCAGGAGCTGTAACAACAGGAGTTGAGGTCGCATCGTTAGGCTCTTGTGGTTGCCAAGATACTCGAATAGCACTAGATGTAATGTTTACAATTCGATAACCTGAAGGGTACACATTGTTGCTAGATTTAACCTGAACAGGAGCCAAACTGCCAACTAAGTATGTTGGTCCAAAAGGTGCAAAAGCTGAATTGTAAGCCATGTTTTAACTCCTTAAACTGCGCTAGAAGGCAAAGGCAAATTTTCTGGCTTGATAACTTTTAGGTAATAAACACCAGCAACAGTAACAGCAGATGCGCCAGTAGCATTTACAAAGTCCAAAGCAATAGTATTTGCAGCAGTTACTCGAGCATTTACACAAGCAACACCTTTAGTTTGTGCAAAACCAGTAGAAACAAGCACTACATTTCCTACTTGAACATCAGGAACAGTAATAGTTACTTCATCAGAAGAATCAGCAATAGTTGTTACTGGAAGGGTATATTGAATAACTGTGGAAGAAAGGACATTTCCACGAGCAATAGTAGTAGATGACATATTTTTTCCTTTAAATAAGGTAAATCAATTATAGGTTATTTAAGAAAAAAGGCCATACTTTTTGGGCATGGCCTTTATCTTTTTACTTTAACTAGCCTTAGTAAGGGCCAGAGCTTAAATCATAGCCATAAACATATACATCAACAGTACCTACCGCTGTTGCAGAAGATACATTGAAATACAAAGTTTGAGCTGTTTCAGCAGTATTAGGTGTAGATGCTGTTGAAACTGTTACATAAGAAGGAGTGGTTTGGCTGGTTAAAGCAGCTTGAGTCAAAATAGCTGTGCCATTTTGTGCTTTAGCTGTGTAAACACCAAAGTGAACAGAAGATACATCAACAGTTGCGCCTGAGTTGTTCGCATTAGCGATAACTACAGTAGCTGGCACATAAAGTGCGCTGTTGTTTACTTGAACAGCAGTATCACCCAAAGCTGCTACTGAAAGACCTTTTTGAACTGCGATAACTCGCAGAGCTTGTTGGCTATTCAGATTCGATGGGTGGGTAGTGCTGGTAATTGCTGGGCCTGGATTAGACATAATAGTTTTCCTTTATCCGTTAATTATTAAGCTGCAACTCGGCAAGCGAGTTCAGGATAGAGTGGAGCCCATCCGTACAGTACGTCAACACGAGTAGGAATTGAGTCATTGTTAATGGTGTATTGACGAACTACACGCATTGAAAGACCAATTTCTTTATCGCTTGCACGACCAGCAAAATGTACGCCTTCAGGTAGCTCTAAGTCAGCCATTGCCATTGTGAACGCATTTTTGTGCATTACGATGTTTTGTGGGCTAACTAAACCATTACCGCTTGCATTGTATTGCGATGCAAAGAATGTAACGGCAGCAGAAGCTGCTGGAACAGGAATACTAACATTCTGGAACTGACCACCTGAAATAACAGCAGGAGATACGATTACAGAAACAGAAGCACCTGAAGCAACTGAAACAGCAGATTTAACTACGAATGAACGTAATTTGTTTGTGCCGTATGCTTGACGATTTTGTGGGTTGACTGCATAAACACCAGCGATTTGGAATGTATCACCAGCATTTAAGTTGATAGTACCTGTATTAGCTGCTGTCAAAGTGATTGTAGACTGTGAAGCCCAACCAGATGTTAAGAAACCAGTAGCAGTTGTAGTAGCAACAGAAGCAGTAACAGTAGAGCTAGAGAAGTTACCAAAAGTTTGTGAAACAATGTTTTGGTCAAGTTTCCAGTTCATGCCACCTGAATCACGACCCATCAAGCCTTTAGTGTACTGTGAAGAAATCTCAGCAGTAGGAACAAACAAGCCTTTAAGGGAGTCAACAATAGTTGCTGAAGTGAATGGCTCAACGATACAGCTTCTACGACCATCACGAGGTGCGCCTTCAGAATCAAGGTAAGCCTGTGCTGACAGGTATGTATAAAGACCTGTAGGAGGTGTACCGGCAGTACCAACGATGTTAGCTGTGTTCAAAGCAGCAGTAGTCGTGCCATCAAAGTCAATTTTGTTGGCAATAGCAGCTACAGCAGGCTTTAGGATTCTGTCGCTAAACATATCCAAGGACAATGCTAAGTCCTGTGTTGTGAATTGTGTCATTCTGTTACCCCTACGCTGTTCTGTAGTGGAGCTTCCGCTTCAGGTCGCTCTCATCGGTTTCTTG